GAGTAGGAATAAACGGACCTTATAAAGTAATTGAGATTATCGATGAACTCTATTTATGTGAGCAAAACGATGATGGTTACAAACACAAAATAAAAGTTACAGAAAATCAAATAATAAAATTATGAATAACACTACAACAAATAATTTAAAAATGAACATGGAAAAAATAAAAAAGAAGATGAAGAAATTTCTCAATCACGCTACTGAAGATGATTATGAAGAAATAATGGATGTTTTTAAACAACACAAAGAACTATTTCCACATATTCGTGGAGATAAAATTATGAGACAAATAAAAGATGAAAATGTAGTGTGGGAAGATGGAGTTTTAATAACTTACAATCATTATAAGAGAAAACAAAGAGTTGGTAAATACCAAGCACATAGATTTGATTGTATTCTACATCAAATTGCTGCTCATAACCTAGGTAATGGAAGTGCTAAAAAAGTATTTGAGAAGTTTATCTACAATGGTAATGAGGAAAAAGATGTTATATTATCAGTTCGTTCAGAAAATCAAAGAGCTATAAAGTTTTACAAAAAATATAATTTTAAATTTAAAAGCAAAATAGAATGGGGAAAGACAAACCAAGTTAAAGGTGAAGTTTATGTGCTAGAACAAAAACCATATTATAAAGGTTACAAGGGTTATGATGAGTAAGTTAGGAGTTATAAAACATTTAGATATAGAACCATCTTTATTTGACTTTGATAAAGTGCTAGACTATATTGATAATACAAAGTTTTCTAAAGTCAAAACAAAATATAGTAAAGGTGATGATTGGACAGCAATATCTTTGAGGGGATATGGTCCTACACCATTGGATATCTTAAAGCCAAATGTTCTAAAAAGTAAAGTAAAAACAGAGGCTGTTTTACAAGATACTTCGCTAGTTGGAGAAGATGGATTCCAACCAATCAATGATATACTAGCAAAGATACCATCAACATTTGAACGAGTTAGGTTTATGAAAATAAAAGCTAACTCAAGTATCGGAAAACATTCTGATAAGATTGATAAGGACTTTGGATTAAAAGATGGAAACATAGTTAGAATCCATGTTCCTATCAGAACTAATGACCAGGTCAACTTTTCACTTTGGGAAGGTAGAAAGGAAACAGAGAACTATTTAGAAGAAGGTCATTATTATTATGTGGATGTTACAGCACCACACGCCGTCAAAAACAATAGTGATGTAGATAGAATACATCTGGTTATAGACACATATGTCAACGATGAAGTAAGAGAATTATTAGAAGTTGAAACTTTCTGGTAAAAATGCAAGAAAAAGCTTGTTTTATTTAAAAATTATTCGTATTTTATATCATCGAAATTGACAAGATGTCGATTTCATTCAAAACTTCTTGTATTAAGTATAAGAAGATAATATAGGAGTCATATAATGGCCAAGAGTAAAAAGCTAATCACACCACCATCCGTAAAGGATGTGGAATACAAAACAGAGGTACCTGAAAAATATGAAGGTTTCATGTACAAATTTACTAACTTAGATCATCCACTTAAAAAAGCCTACTTAGGTATACATAAAGGGGATATTAATGATGGATATCTTAATTCGTCTACCAGTATGGAATTTAAGAAACTACTGGCTAATTCTCATGCCAATGTTTTATTGGAATATCTTGAGTTTGGTAGTTATGAATTGATGACCGTTAGAGAAAATGATATTCTTTCTATAGGTAGAGCAGAAAATCCTGATGCTTGGTATAATAAAACAAACGGAGCTCCAAGATTAAAAGTGCCAAACTTTGGTGCTGTGGTTTTGTTAAGAGATCAAATTAAAAATGGTGACTATCCAATCACCAAAATGACTAGAGAGGAATTAGAAAAACTACTATTCTTACAAGTCAGAGTAGAAGGTGATACTAACTTAGTGAATACCATTTCTGATAAGATTGATGAAAGAGGTGGAGATACATCTGAGTGTGAACCTATCATCATATTTGAAAGTAGAGGTCCTGGTGGAGAAGATATAGGTGGAGATGGTAACCATACTGCTAAAGGTGGATTGAAATCAGAAAAGATGATAGATATGGATGTGATAAGAATACCATTGGCAGTAAATATACATCTTACAAACACAGAATTGAAGACACTTTCACATCAGATGAACTCTGGTACAGCTGTTCAAAAGAATGTTGCTAATGATGATGATTTGAAAAAGCAATTGTACACTATGGTTAAAGATGCTCATGGAAATACTGCGATATTAGACCACCCTAATGTGCACGGTTGGTTGGTTAAGGATATGTATAAAACAAATAAGAAAGCTACGGGCTTGATTAAAAGTGTTAAGAATGAGTTTGCGAAAGACGAACAGGCGATAAAGGATAAAGAAACCTTTCGTTTTTGGTCTGATCCTGATTTTAATGCTTATGCTGCTAGAATGAGGGCATCTAATCCTAACGCTGTGGTGATTCAGATTAACACTGGTTATGTGAAGTATGACCAAATTCTAAGAGAGATAGAAATGTCTTTGAAATTAGACAAAAAAGGGTTGTTGGTAAAACCAATACAGACAGATGGTATTGATGAAGTGATATTCCTTGGTCGTCATAAGACAGGTGCCGATGTTCCTAAGTGGGACAGAATCGGTTCAAACTTAAAATCATGGTTGTATCCATACATCACTTTGTTGGGTATTAAAATGAGAGTTGAACTATTATCAACTGTAAAGATAAGTGATTTAGGTGAAGAACCTATCATGGAATTTATTAAAAAGTCTGCTTAATCATAACAACAATAAATGCCCTCATGTTTAACGACATGAGGGTTTTATTTTAAAAAAAACTTGACTTTAACAAATATTACTCGTATATTAATGTATGAAAAAAATATATAAAACTAAAGCAAAAGAAATACTTCAAGAAATACTAGAAGTCAAAACAAAATCATTACCTGGAGCTCTCCCATATTTTTTGTTTGGTGAAGGAAAGGTATCAACTCAATCTCTGTATATTAAAGTTGGTAGAAACTTTGAAAAATGGTTTAAGTTCATTGTTGAAGATGCTGGGATGATATTATTACCAGATGGTGTGGTTAAAAATGTAATCGGTGATAAATCAAAAGATATTGACTTACTTTTTAAAGACGAGGTAGAAAAAGTAATTCATTATAGAGAGATGAAATCAAATTTAGAATTGGATACTGAAAAGTTACCAGCTACATATGAGAAGATACAAATGATTACAAAATATATTGAAAAAGAATATTCAGGTTACAAAGTTGATAGTTCTCTTTTACATTGGTCGGTATATGAACCATCAATTCTTCCAACAAAATATAAAACTCATACAAAAAAATGTAATAAACATAATGTAAAAGTTTCATATCCAATTGATTTGTTTGATACATTATCAGTTAATATTTCTGATATAGATTATAGAAATTTTGGACTTGAACTTGGAGAAATGTGTTAATGAAACCATTAATTAAATGGAGTGGTGGTAAATCCAAAGAGTTACCTATAGTACACAAATACAAACCAAAGGTATTTAACACATACCATGAACCATTTATTGGTGGTGGAGCATCATGGTTGGACTTAAACCATAGCAAAAATGTTGTATCGGATAACTTTGTAGAATTAATAGAGTTCTACAACACCATCAAAGAATACAAACAAGAATGTATCGATTATATCAACAATGTTGCTTTGGAGTATAATGGTATAGATAAATCACCCTTGACCAAAGAAGAGTTTGGTGAGTTGGGTAAGAAATACTATTACCATTATAGAGATAATGAATTCACAGAACCATTGGAAAGAGCATTAAAGTTTTATATATTAAGACAACTATCCTTTTCAGGTATGTTGAGGTTTTCTAAAACCGGTAAGTATAACATTCCTTTTGGTTGGTATAAAAATATAAAGGTATTGAATTACGATGATGATTTGTTTAATTTATTGGACAATACTGATATAATATGTGGTGATTGGAAGAGTGGATTATCCAATATAACTGATAAAGATTTTGTGTTCTTTGATCCACCATATACAAGAAAGTTTCAAACATATTCACCATATGGTGTGTTTGGAGAAACAGAACACTTAGAATTATCCGAATGGTTTAAGTCATCACCATCCAATAATATGATTATTTTAAATAAAGATGATTTTACATATCCATTGTATAAAGATCATATTGTTGATGAATATGATTATAAGTATTCTATTCAGTATAGGGATAGGATGAAACACGAGGATAGTAATACAATTCATTTTGTGGCTATAAATTACGAAAAAAACTTGGAGAAATAATGAAACAACTAACACCGGAAGAAATACAACATAATTGGGGTAACCTAAGACAACTGATAGATGCTACCTTTTCAGGCGAAAGGTTGGAAAGATTAAACGAGATGTATGACTTCTTTGAAGAAAGAATGTGTTTGGCGCCAGCTAGTGGTAGAGAACACTTTCATAATGCTCATCCAGGTGGTTATGTGGAACATGTTCTACACATCACACAGTTTTCTTATCAGATTTACAAGTTATGGAAACAAAACGGCGCTACGATTGATAACTTTACCGTAGAAGAACTATTGTTTGCTGCTCTTCATCACGATTTAGGTAAGGTTGGAAACCTTGTAGAAGACAACTATATAGAGAATGACTCAGACTGGCATAGAAAAAATCAAGGGTTGATATATAAACACAATCCAAAGATAGATTATATGACAATTACTGATAGAGCTTGTTGGATACTACAACATTTTGGTGTTAAAATGACAGAAACCGAGTTCATTGGTATGAGGTTGGCAGATGGATTGTATGAAGAAGCTAACAAAGGTTACTATATGAATTGGAGTAAGGATAATCAGTTGAGTACTAATCTGGCTTACATACTACATCAGGCTGATATGATGGCTAGTAAGATTGAGTATGACCAATGGGCAAGAGGTGACCACGATATTAAAGTGGATAAGGTCAAAGAAGAGAAAAAGAAAACCGAACAATCAAAAGCTGCTAATCAGGCATTTAAAGAGTTATTTGGAGAATAAGATGGAATGTTATCATTGTGGAAGTGATTTGTATATCGGTGGTGACCACGATATAGAAGATTTAGATACAGGT